TGTGTTCCAGATGGCTCAAGCGAACCCACAGATTTTCAACATGCCCTTGCTCAACCGCCAGATGCTGGACGTGATGGGTATCAAGGACGCTGACAAGCTGGTGCCGATGGACGAGGACCAGAAGCCGCTGGACCCTGTGACAGAAAACCAGAACGTGCTGATGATGAAGCCCGTGAAAGCGTTCCTGTACCAAGACCACCAAGCACACATCACAGTGCACATGTCCGCGATGCAGGACCCCAAGATTCAGCAGTTGCTGCAAGGCAACCCGCAAGCTCCCATGATGATGCAGGCCATGATGGCGCACGTCAACGAGCACTTGGGCTTCGAGTACCGTCGCCAGATCGAGCAGCAGCTCGGCATGCCGATGCCTGCTGAGAAGGACGAGGAAGGCGATGACAACCACCTGATGCCAGAAGTCGAGGCGCGGCTGTCTCCCATGCTGGCGCAAGCAGCGCAGCGTCTGCTCCAGAAGAACGCGCAAGAGGTGCAGCAAGCACAAGCGCAGAAGCAAGCACAAGACCCGCTGGTCCAGATGCAGCAGCAAGAGTTGCAGTTGAAGGGTCAGGAGTTGCAACGCAAGGCACAGAAGGACCAGACCGATGCGGCGTTGAAAGTGCAGCAGTTGCAGATCGAGCGCGAGCGCATCGCAAGCCAACAGCAGACCGACGACAAGCGCATCAAGGTGGACGCTGTCAAGGCGGCTATGGGCCAAGGCAGCAACCGCGAAGAGATGATGGCGCGATTGAGCGTGGACGTGCTCAAACACCTGTCAAACAAACACACTGAACAAACCCGCCCACAACCGGCGAAGAAAGGTGAATGATGGACAAGACACTGGAATATTTGATTGGTGAGTACAAGGACCGGATGAACATGCTCTCTGAAGCCATGTCTCGCGGGATGTGCACCAGCTACGAAGAGCACAAATTCACATGCGGACAGTTACGAGGTCTTGAGTCTGCATGTGCCGTAATTCAAGACCTCGTTGACAGACTGGAGAAATCGGATGACTGAATCCATTTTGTTGGCTACAGACGCCAGCAATCCCCAAGTTGTGGGGGCCTACAACTTCAAGGCAAGCATTGAAGAGAAGGCCAAACAACTGCCCCGCCCTGCGGGCTATCGCATCTTGTGTGCGGTGCCCGAAGTGGAAAAAGAGTTTGAGAGTGAGATTGGCCTGATCAAAGCAGATGAGACCATTCGCAACGAAGAAACTCTGACGACCGTCTTGTTTGTAGTCGATCTCGGTCCTGACTGCTACAAAGACGAGAAGCGGTTCCCCTCCGGTCCGTGGTGCAAGAAGGGCGACTTCGTCCTGATCCGCCCACATACAGGCTCACGTCTGGTCATTCATGGTCGCGAATTCCGAGTCATCAACGACGATTCGGTTGAAGGCATCGTGGACGATCCGCGTGGCATCAAACGTAAATAAAGGAGTACAAGATGCCTCCCATGCAACAGGAAGCCTTTAAGTTTCCCGACGAGATTGAAGATACGGGTAAACCCGTAGGTAATAACACGGATGTCGAGATTGAAATTGAGATCGAAGACGACACACCAGTCGAAGATCGCAACAAAGCTCCCATGCCCAAGCCTCTGGTTGAAGAACTGGAGCGCGACGAACTGGATCAGTACGATGATTCGGTCAAGGAAAAGCTCAAGCAGATGCGCAAGGTCTGGCACGACGAGCGCCGCGATAAAGAAGCGGCTCTGCGTGAACAGCAAGAAGCGATCACCGTAGCCCAAAAGCTACTGGAGGAGAACAAGCGCATCAAGGGCATCCTGACGACTGGTGAGAAAGAGTACGTCACTACTGTGCAACGCGCCGCTCAGTTGGAACTCGAAGCAGCCAAGCGGGCTTACAAAGAAGCCTACGACGCTGGCGATACCGACAAAGTGATCGACGCACAGCAAGCCATGCAGCAGGCCAACATTCGGGTCATGCAGGCACAGAACTTTAAAATGCCCTCTTTACAAGAGGAAAATTTTGAGGTACAACCCACTCAACAGGCCCAACCAACCCGGCAAGCCGATCCAAAAGCTGAAGCGTGGCAAGACCGCAACAGTTGGTTTGGCACCAACCGGGGTATGACAGCCTACGCCCTTGGGCTCCATGAGGAGTTGAAGGACGGCGGTGTCCAAGTTGGGTCCGACGAGTATTACCGCGCACTGGACAAAACGATGCGCAAACGGTTCCCCGAGGCTTTTGGCATCGAGGAAGAAGAACAAACCAGCCGTGATCAGGCGCGACCCAAACCCGCGACTGTAGTGGCCCCGGCGACTCGAAGCACTGCACCCCAAAAGGTGCGTCTGAAGACAAGCCAACTCAGCCTCATCAAGAAGCTGGGAATCACCCCCGAGCAATATGTGAGGGAGTACATGAAGGAGGCCCGCAATGGCTGAAAACCGTCTCGCTAGAGAACTTGAAACACGTGCGATAACAGAGCGTCCTAAGCAGTGGATGCAACCTGAACTTTTGCCTGAGCCTGACAAACATCAGGATTACGCATATCGCTGGATTCGTGTCTCGACCATGAACAACGCTGACCCACGTAACCTCTCGGCCAAACTCCGTGAAGGTTGGGAGCCTGTTCCAGTTGAGGAACAACCCAAATTTCGACTGCTAGTCGATCCCAATTCCCGCTTCCGCGAGAACATTGAGATTGGCGGGTTGTTGCTTTGCAAAACCCCGAAGGACTTTGTGCGTCAGCGTAACGAATTTTTCGCCAAACAGACCCAAGCCCAGACGGATGCCGTGGACAACAACCTCATGCGTCAGAGCGACCCCCGGATGCCGATCTTCAATGAGCGGAAATCCTCGACGAGCTTTGGCAAAGGCACCTAACCTTTTCGGAGTCATTAAATGGCATATCCTGTCGTCTCGGCCCCTTACGGCCTAAAGCCGATCAATCTGATCGGCGGTCAGGTATTTGCAGGTTCTACCCGTGAATACGCTATCGCCAACGGCTACGCTACCAGCATCTTCTACGGTGACTGTGTGGCGCTTGTCCGTGGTAACCTTGAGCGCATCAGCGTCTCTACTGGTACTCTGGGTACTGTTGCTGGCATCTTCTTGGGATGCTCGTACACAAACCCTGTGACCAAGCAGAAGCAATTCGCTCAATACTGGCCTGCTGGCACCGCTGCTGGTGACGCTGTGGCAATCGTCTGCGACGATCCTGACACCGTGTTCAAAGCTGTGGTCTGCTCGTCTGGCACCACCGTCGCCTCTGGCGCTCGCGCAATGATCGGTCAAAACTTGGCCATGATCAACAACGCAGGGCTGACCTCCACTGGTGATTCCCGCAACGCCATCTTGGCCCCCAACGACACTCCAGCAACTACAGATGCTCTGCCTCTGCGTGTTCTGGGTCTGGTGCCTGAGACTATGGTTGCTTTGGGTACCGCCACGTACACCAGCATCTCTACTGCCACCGTTACCTGCTCGGCTTTGCCTTTCGCACTGCCTGTCGGTACTGATGTCGGTTCGCTGGATTCCAACGGTAACTACATCCCCTCTGGCTCGTTTGTAGATACAGCAGCCGCTGCTGGCGCGACTACGTTCGTTCTGAACCAAGCCCCGTCCGCTGCGTTTGCCGCTAGTGCTACGCTGGTGTTCAACCAATTCCCAGAACTTCTGGTGAAGTTGAACTTCGGTCAGCACGAGTACTACGCTGCCACTGCAACAGCCTAATAAGGAGTAACGCAACATGGCTATCTCTCGTGCACAACTACTGAAAGAACTCCTCCCCGGTCTGAACGCTCTGTTCGGTCTGGAATACGCCAAGTATGGCGAGGAGCACAAGGAAATCTACGAAACCGAGACATCGGAGCGTAGCTTTGAAGAAGAAACGAAGCTGTCTGGCTTCTCCGCTGCGCCCGTCAAGGCTGAAGGCTCTGCCATCGCTTATGACAACGCTCAGGAAGCATGGACTGCCCGTTACAACCACGAAACCATCGCTTTGGGCTTCAGCTTGACTGAAGAAGCTATCGAAGACAACTTGTATGACTCG